AATACTCAAGTTCTTCGTCTTTGGCCACTCCGCTTGTATCTACTAATAGAAGCTCTTCTAAGTAAGAATACTTTAGCCCTTTCCAATTTTTGATGATTGATTTGCAATATTCGTGTAAGAATGTTTCCTCATCGAGTTGTTCTTCAAATGCTCTAGTTTTCTTATTAAACTTATTTTTTAAGCATCTACTTCTGAGTTTTAATAACTCTTCTCTACTAAGGTATGTCAAATCAACAACAAATCCTTCAAATCCTGGAAAGTCGATTGATACTGTTTTGCTTGGAGTTAATAAACTCTTCAGTGATACTGGTTGTTTTACTTCTTTTTCTGTCATAATATTCCTATAAAATGGGAGGGCATTTCACCCTCCCGGTTTATGTTTAAATTAGCTTACGTAAGTAATGCCAACTTCATTTGTAGCTGAAGCGGCTGTACCTGATGATAAGTCTGTTGATAAGCCGTGGAAGGCTACATCTACTGACACTACATCTTCGAAACTATGTGTTGGTAATTCTAAATGTGCTTTCGCAACTTGAACATTTGCTCTTGGAGTATTACCACTACCTCCAATGCTGAATGTTAAATCAAATGCGTTTGTAATTACACCACGAGATTCTTGCAATCTCTCAAATAAGTCAAGTGAGCCATTTGCAGTATCGTTTAGATAACAAGTGAAGTTACCTGATACTGACCTTGTACCCATGACATGACCTAATGGTAAATTAACTGAACCTAATGTTTCTGGTGTTAAGTAAGTAAGATTATTTTCTATTGTAATATTACCTCCTGTTAATGTAACACCATATGTTACATCACTTCCGTCAACATTCAATGCGCCTAATGTACCTGTTGATTCTGATACATCAAAGCTGATTGCTAAGTCTGTTAATTTTTGTCTAATATAATTACTTGTTGAACTAATGCCTTCGTCAATTAAGCCTAAAGCAGTTGTTCCTGAGCTTTCTGTGTTAAGAGAAGCTACTTCTTCAACTGATTGACCATTTCCAGACCAAGCAATTTGTGCTAATCCTTCTATGTCAAAGTCAATTGAAGCTGAACCGACTGAACAGTTTGCTAATTTATAAACTGTTACGCCTTCTGTTCCTGTTGTATACAATGCTGTAGAAGTATCTTTCGATGCTCCTAGTACAAAGTATAAATCAAATACCCCTAGTGTTACTTGGTTAGAGTTTCCAAAATCAAAATGCTTCGGCTCATAAGTCGCTGCATTGTTTGCAAAATCTCCTGTTCCATTACTTCCAATTGCTCTATCGTACGTATTCGCTGACATAGCTGACCATAGAGGTCCTTCTATTGCAAAGGTGTCTCCATTACCAGCATGTTGGCCCGAAGCTGCAGCATTGCCGCTTCCTGAAGTCGTAGGTCTCATGTAAGTAGTCATACTCCACTCTGCTGGTGCAAAAGAATCGGTAAACATTGCTCTACCTCTTTTACTATACCCAGTTGAGTTAGCAGCTTCACTAAGAGTTACTTCTGATGTATTTGTGCCTTGGCTAAATGAAAATCCGTCTAATACAGGAATCTCGTATAGAGCTGTATTAGCTGTCGTATCATCATGTGTCCATTGCATAAACACTTTGGTATCTCTACTAAAGAAAAATGCCATTATTTTCTCCTATTTAATATCGAATCTCGCAAGTGATTTCACCCACTCCCAGAGGTTCGAGAACTCCTTCATCTGTGTCTACTGTAGCAATTGTAGTTTGCACCGTAGATTGAGATGTACCTGTCGAATCATAGTACGTGAGCGGATCATTATCCTCCAGTACTGTTTCAACATCTTCTAACAATTCTTCGAGTGCTTCAATGACATCATTGTCATCTGAAACGTAACATCGAACCGTTATTCTTAAAAATCTAAATCGAAAGCCACCGCCATCGTATTCTCTTGTTTCAGTTCCTGCTCCAATATGGATGGCAGGGAACTCTGTGACTTCGTCCCAAAACTTGAGTCTTCTTTCTACACTTTGTACCGAACTTCTGAAAGGCGGTCCACCATTTATGTTCTCAAGTTTTTGTGCGAGTGCTTCAACTATTGCTCGGCGTCGCGTGGTATGTTTCCTTGCTAGTGCCGCGTCCATTAGTCTACTGTTACTCCAAATCTTGCCCCAACTATGCTGGTGGCTATTTCTCTGACTGACCTTTTAATTAACGCTTCAGGGTTTCTTTGAGGAGTATACTTTTTACCTCCTGGTGCAAATGTTGAGTATGGGTCAGTCATATAACTTGCCTCAATCATTGTGTTTCCGCCCCTTGGCCCTTGTGTCACATTATCAACTCTTACTGAGTTTGCAAATCTACCTGTTCTAAATTGTAGTGCAGGTGCTATCATATTTTTTGAAACTATTTGTGGTAGCATTTCATTTAGTAAGTTTCTTAAAGCCATTGGGTTACTTCCCGCTTTCTTTTCTACATGGCTTTGTGCACCTTTAAAACCAGCTACTGCTCCTATCTTACTTCCTCTTCTTCTTCTAGTAGTTGTTTTTTTATTTTGTCCCTTTCTCTTAACACTTGTAGACTGAGATGAATTAGTAGTAGCTGTTTTAGCATTTTGTGCTAGTCTTTTATTTACTTTGTACCTCATATCTGGATTTGTTTTATGAGGAAACATACTTTGTATAATTAAATGTGGTGTAAGTTCTACTGCCGCATCTAATACACTATTAGACCCTTTTAACTTTATATATTTATCAGAGTCTTTTTTTAATCCAGTTAAGAGTGTCTTTCTTAAATTAGTTTCTATCTCTTTTATTTTTTTAGTAATTCCACTTTTATCAAAATGGTCTAATGCTTTATTACCTTTTCTATCTGTGTAGTGAGCTTCTACTTCATACTGATTACTAATACCCTTAGTATCATGGTCTTTATGTTGAGAAAAATGATACTCTCTTTCTAATTCTGTAGCAAATGTATCTGTTATTACATTAGCTGATTTTGCCAATTCTTTAGCTGCTTTTGGAGCAAATCTACCATCAGTAATCTCAGGAAAGTAATTACTTTGTAAATTAGCAGAAGCACCTTCCATTGTACTATCTACATTTTCAGCCATTGCTTCTGATGCGATTGTACTTTGGAATCTTCCTTTAGAACCTCCTAATTTACCATGCCCTACTATTGCACCTTTACCAGCTGAACTCTCTAATAAAGCTGATGCAGTTTTTTCTCCTGATGAGTTAGTTTGATGTATTTTTGCAAAAGTATTATCGTTTTGGATTAAATCTCCCATTTGATAATAAAGTTCTTGCATTACATAGTTAATTACTTTTTGAGTACCTACAAAAGAGTCTTTTACAACTCCTTTTTTAATCTCTCTTTTCTTTTGATAATAAGCTCCTTTAACAAGCTCTACAAATAAAGACCTTCCTTGTTTTCTAAGATTATACTGAGAACCAGTATTCTTTCCAAAAGCTTCAGGTTTATCTAATAGATTTTGTATATTAGGAGTATGAAACACTGTTTTTATATGTGGTTTCAGTGCGGTGTTTAGTTCTTTATCAGAAAACCCTAAAGAAATACTATATTTTTCTTCAATCTTCCTAACTCTATTTCTCCAAACTTTATATACTTCATTTGTATCAAACTCAATAGTAGTTTTATATGTTTTTTCAGATGCTATTCTTTGTTCATCTAAATCTTTTAATATTGATAGTAAAGCATTCTTTACATCATTTATCATATAACTACTCTATATAAATCAAGTACTCTTTTTATATGGTCTGGAAAATCAGAATTATCTCTGATACCAGAAGTTCCTTGATTCTGAACTTGAGCGCCACCTAAAGTTCTTCTCTCTTTGTGTTCGTCTTTCATATAATAATTTACTAAATCGAACAAGGCAAGTTGTAAATCTCTTGGAGTACTTGAGTATCCAGCAGTATATGTAATTTTGACTGCTCCAACACCCTTTGCCCAACTTTTGGGTTCTCCATTTTTAGTTGTTCTTTGTATTGAGTCTGATTCAGTATCAGCATAGTACTCATAATTACCTGTAGTTAATTCTACATAAGCTTCTGAGTAAGCTGTTCGTTCTTCTACTTTAGTAACTGAAACTAACGGGCTTTCACTCAAAATTATAGTATTAGTGTAGTTATCTGTTATGCTAAAAGTTTCAACTTTTGCTGAACTATAATAGTCTAAAAAAGATATTCCACAATACTTCTTAACTAAATCAGAGACCTGAGGTATTATAACAGCTAAACGATCATCATCCTTTTCACCTCGGATGCCTTCTGCGTCTTTATATTCTGATACTGTTAGTAAATCTGCCATAGTTAAAAAGGGTGGGTTTAAGGAAACCCACCAAAACCATCGTAGTATTAAGCTGAAGCTTTATACATTTGACCCCATTTAGAAGTTGCACCGTCAATTAAGTCAGTGAATCCTAATCTCTGAGAAGCCACTAGGACTCTTCTTTGATTAGCTACTTCGTAGTCTGATTCAATTGTAACACCTCTTAATCTAGGCATTACATAGTTTCTTGGGTATACTGCAATAGCGTTAAACTTAGCAGCAGCTTTAGTTGCGAACTCGTCACATAATAGTACTCTTGATCCGAATACTTGTCCGATTTCACCACTTAGCTTAGTAGCCATGTCGCCAACTAGGTTAGCGTCTTGGAACTCTGCATCTTCAAGTAGGTTATAGTACACATCTTGTGATACGACATAAACTACGTCTGATGGGTTAACACCATATTTGCCCATATTCTTTCTTAGTGCAAGTAAGTCAGCAGCTGTCACACTATCACCAGAAGCGAAAGTTCCGCTTGGTTGTGTGTAGTCACTGTCGTTTCTTGCAAGGTGTAATAAACCTTCAAAAGATGCACCTGAAGTACCAAAAGCACCATCAGCGTCGTCACCAGCTAGGATAGCATTTTCGATTGCTCTAGCGTGTGATCTTACCATTTGCTCTCTAATTAAAGGAAGGATTGGTAAAATTGCATCTTCTTCAG